ATACGGAACCTGCTTTAATAATTTTCTTAGTTCCAACTGTTTCAGCATTTGTCTGATCTGCTGTGTAGGTTTTGAGTACAAGTCCGACCTCGGATTCAAGAATATTTGGAGTGGACTCATACTGCTCTGTTTTCATAAAAGCCATTATTTATATCTCCTTTACTTAAATATTTACAGGGGCGTTACCGTCCACTGATTTAGTTTCCTGGTTCTTTTTTGCTGAGTAAGCTTTTGCAAATTCAGCAGCATCGCTTTTTACTGTAGCTTTGCTACCACTACCACCGCCTGGATTCGGAGTATTTTCCAATGCTTCCTTCTCCCAAGCTGCTTTTGCAGTATCAAGTGCTGTTTTATTTGCTTCGGAAACTCCCTTGACAAAAGTTTCAACTTCTTTCATTACATCCTCGGATTTCTCACAAGGCATGGACGCATATGCTTTAATAGCGCTTGCGTAAGTTTCACTTGAAAGTCCTGCGTTTGCGAACATGGAAGTAATTTCACTGGTAAGGGCTTTTCGGTTGGATTCTGCGAGTGCAGCTTTCAAATCAGCTAATTCCTTATCCACTGCTTCCTTTTCTTTCTTGCGTTCAGCTTCTAGCCGTTCGGCTTCGGTCATGTTTTGCTTTTTCAACTCTTCCAACTCTTTTTCCAGGGAATCTGCTTTTTCAGCTTTTTCCTTCAGAGAAACATTTTTGTCTTTCTCTTTCTTAGTTTCAGCAGAAATAGAATCAAGAAGCTTAGAAACCTGTTCCTCGGAAGGTTCTGCAACTCCCATACCGATAAGTGCCTGTTTTGCCTGTTCTCTTGTCATTGAAATCTCCTTTCTTCCAGTCCAATACGCTTTTTCAACACGGTTCGCTCCGCACATGGTCTGTACCCGATTTACGCTCACGGGCTGTTGCAATTTATTTGATTTTGGGTATTAAAAAAGAAGCCTTAGATTTCTCTAAAACTCCTTAAATAATCGAAATTTGGTTCATTCTTCGTTAGATGGAGAATTTGCCATTGGTTCTGTTTTGGACGGATTTTGAAACTTTCCGTCAAGTAATTGCTGTGCTTTCTGCATTTCCGCTTCCGGGTCTGCCAGTTCCGGGTAAATAGTTCCCAGATACGGTAAACTCATTTCGTAGACTTTCTGCGGATCACTGAAAAGCCCACAAGTAATCAATGCAATAAGCGGATGAATTTTATTTTTAAACAGATAATCAAGTGCCTGTGCTTTTACAAGCATATTGTCTGTTGGGTTTCTGGTTATCTTCACATCGAAATCTCTGGTTGAAATATTAACATCATTTGATGTACCACGGATAATATTCAGAATAATTCTGGCAGATTCCTTTTCAGCTTCCTTGGTGAATGCTTCTACCAATTTTGCATCTCTCTCTGCAAAATCCCATCCATTACGAAGGTATACAGCATTTCCTGTATCTCCTCCGCTATTGCTTTGTCGGTTTGGCATTGCTTCCACAATCAGCATATTATTGTAGATATCATCCTTTGCAACCTGGCTCTCTGATTGATTCAGTTCAGCGGTCATCAGTTCAACATCCGACTGGCAGCCATTTCCGGTATCTTTCACAGAGATTGCACCAAGTTTTACCATTTTCAAAAACTCGTTTTCGTCTACCTCACAGTTCTTAAACTTCATAAAGGCTTGCACAAACTGTTCCACGCCATTTAATCTATCGGACTGGTATTTGTTAATTGCATCAAATAAGGTGATTGCAATTTCAACATCTGAAAGCCTGTCATGATTATTCGGGCATTCAACAATAGGAATTCCTCCAAAACCGTTGATGCCATATTCGGTTACTTTTCCATTCGTGATTTTGAAAAACTGTTTCTTTGAATAGCATAAGTAGTATTGTTGCTCATCTTCATCCTTCAAAATCTGAACGGACAGCATTGGTTTTCCGTTCCTCTGCGAATATACAATGTAACAATCACCAGGATACGGAATAAAGATTCTAAACGGCGGTAAATCTCCGTTTTCTGTCCAGTCCTCTTCTTTCAGAATAGCCTTATAAGAAGTTCCTGTTGCACTTTGGTATATTGCTCTCTGGATGTTTCTTGCATCTGCATTGGCTTCATCCAGATAATCATTCAGCAAATCAACTTGCTCATTTATTTTTTTGTCTGCATTTTTCTTTTTACATACATATTGGATTGGTTCCCCGCAAATCTGTCCAGCTTTAAATTTTACAGTTTCAAATGCGTGATTTTCAACCACTCTGTTATTAACTTCTGGACGTACTATTTTATTTCGATACAATATCGGCTGATCACCTTTCATGTACCGATACAAGTAATCAATCAATGTTCGATTTCTATTATGTATGCCAATTGTATCTGATACTACTTTTACTACATTTTGTGGAGTGATTCGGTCAACGCCTGTGTAGGCTACTTTTCGCCCGAAATCACCTCGGCATAAATCTACAAAATTCATTGTATTTCTCACGAGCCGAACCATCCTTTCTGCAAAATAAAAAGCACTGGATGTTTTAATCCAATGCTCTACTTTATATTCTACACATATTAAAAGTATTTTTCAGTATACTTCGGTATCATCTTTCGAAACCTTTTATCTTTTTTATTTCTGCTATGGCTTTTAAATGCTTTTTTTTAATGTGAATCTCTGAATAACCCATCTCATCTGCAATGCGAACCAAAGATTTGTACTCAACATAGTGCTTAAATAATATGTCATATAGTAATGGATCTTCAACCTGTTCTATGGTTCGGACTATTTCTTGTCTTTTTTGTAAAAATTCAGATATCATTTCTGAAATCTCTTCTCGCAGATCAAATATCTTCGCAATCATATCTCCCATCGGATCACGTTTTACAGAAGTTTGTACCTTTTCTCCAACAGGAATTGCAGATACACTTGTGGAAAGAGAACTGAGCTGTTCTTCTTCGATAAGCTTATTTTTGATTCTGTTATCATAATTTTCAATCTGGCGTAAATATTGAGCTGTAGTCATCATACTCTATCTCCTTCCCCACATAAAATTTTTGGTTGCTTTTACTTCTGCAAATCTTTTGCCGGCAAGCGTTATTGCAAGCTGCGTAACTCCATCGGCAGCGTCATCATGTTCATTATCACCAATATAGACGAATGTAGTTAATTCATCCATAGCCTTTTGATACTGTTTATCTTGATATTTCGGAGCCAAAAATATAAAATTTTGCTTAACATCCCCGGAATATTGATTTATTTTTTCTTTTTTTGCTTGTTTTGAAGGTGCTTTTGTACTTGTCGTGCTGCAAGCGTATTTATGTTCTTTCAAGCGTTCATTTACATAATAGGCATACATATCTCCACCATTATTCGCTTCAAAATTAATGGATTGAATATTATTACCCATGATTCTTCCAACAACTAATGGCAATGTTCCTTCTTTTGGTGCCGTGCTGAAAATCCAGTCATAAATATACACATCTCCATTTTCGTATTCTGCGCCCACTGGCATTGATAAGCTATCACCGCCACCCCACGCAACATCACAGGCAGAAACATTTTTAACAAATCCACCTTCTGGAAGAACGCCGTTATAATATCTCAATTCGTCAGCTGCAAACACAATTCCTTCACGTAAGAAGGGCTTTTGCTGATATTTGGCTTCCCATTCGTTAGCGTCTAATCTAGCTTTCATATCGACATAATATTTTGTTGAAAATCCAACGCCATACTCATAATCGAAATTCGATTTACCCTCATCATTCAAAGCTGGAATTTTTCTAAACCGATACATTGGATTATCGTGATTTAGCTTCTCGATTTTTCCGAGAGGGTCATATAAATTCCATCTGGTTCCAACCATAAGCTCCCTTGCGCCTTCAATCTTACGGTCAACCATCTTATTCAGATATTCTTGATATGTATTTTCTAATCGGGTGGGGCTTAATGAATGTTGTCTATCTCTTACAAGGTCATCCACATACAAATAACCATCGGAAGAAATATCAACGGCACCTGTCCAAGTACCTTCAATACCACGGCAAGTCATTGTTGCAAATCTATTTGGCTTGTCCAGGTTTATTTCAAAATCATCAGCACTCTGTTTTTGAAGTTTCGACTGTGGAAAAATTTCACTATAGTTGTATTCCTGTGTATTAATGAGATTAAGAAGTTCTCCGTAAAATCCTTTTGCCAGTTTTCCAGAATGACCACCCATGGCACTATGGCTATTTGGTCTTTTACCCATTATCCATGACATAAAGAAAATACACATAGTAGATTTTCCAACACGGCTTGGGAGTGATAAGCCGTAAAACTCTATCTTTCTTTCTTCCAAATCTTGTAGGTCTTTGGCTACCACATGTAGTGTTTTTTTTCGTGGAATATAAAATTTCTTGCTGTCCGGTCTATTTTTCTCCATATAAAGCAAGTAACTTTCAAATAAATGTGGTGCTTCCAGTAGCAAATACTGCCAATAGATATCGTCAAAATTACCACTTCCAGTTAATGCAGCACACTTCTCTGCTATGTTATGTGAGTATTGACTTACTTTCATAGCCATTTTCCGTGCTTCTTGATTCTCGTTGAAAGGAAGGTCAATATTCATATTTAAGAGCAAATCAAGGCAATCTTTTTGATTTTGATAGATTGTCATGTCACTACTGATAATCTGATTTAGGACTGTCCGATACCATTCGAGCGAGCCTTCTGTAATTTTTCCCATAAAAATAGAGCCAGACCTCCTTTCTTTTTAGGATTTAGTCTGGCTCTCATGTGGCTCTCTTGACTGGTTTACTTATTATTCAGCATTCTCATCAGCTGTCATATCTCTTGTATCTACGATTGTAGAAGTGTTACCTCCTTGAATCTTTGGTACTTCACCATTCCATTTATCAATTTTCTGTTTTTCAATCAGTTCGGGAGTAAGAGATTCTGCGATTTTTCTATTTGCTTCTGCTTCAGCTTCTGCTTTAATCTTAATAGCTTCAGCTTTACCTTCTGCATCAATTTTGGCCTGTTCCGCTTGGATAGATGCTTTCTCCTTTTCCTGTTCAGCAGCAATCAGTGCAACTTCTTTATCTTTATCAGCTTGTACTTTTGCTGTTTTAGCTTCAATGTTAGCAAGTTCAAGCTCCTGTTGAGCGTTCACTTTCTTCTGAATTGCAGCCTGTGTTTCATCATCAGTGGAAATGGAAGTAAAGTTTACTGTATCAATAATAATTCCGTATGGCTCAAACTTCTGCTTAAGATATTCGTCAAGTGCTTCATTCAGTTCCTGGCGTTTATCACCGAAAACATCTGTTACTGGATACTTTGCTGTTACTTCCTGCGTCCACGCTTTCATCTTAGGCTTGATAAAGGTGTTTTTTACGGATTCTCCTGATTGACCTTTGAACTGAGTAAACACATCGGTAACTCTATTTTGATCGAATTTATAAGAAAATTCAAGGTCAACTTGAAGCGATTTACCATCTGCTGTTGGTGTCTTGAAGCTTTCATCTTTTGGAGAATCGCCCTTATCCTCAGATGTAAGATAAGACTGCTCGATTCCAACGGAATACAGTGAAGTTTTTACTGTAGGTGAAATCAAATGCCATCCTTGTGTAAGTACATTCTTAGAGATTCCTCCGTTCATTTTGTACTCTACCGCAATGTAACCAGCTGGAACTCTCACGCTGCACTTTGCAACACATATAAGCCCTGCAATGATTGCAATAGCTAATCCAATTCCACCTAAAAGTCCTTTTTTCATTTATTATCCTCCTCTTTTTGACTTTCGTCTTTATTTAACTCATCAATAGCATTTCTGCCAATGTGGTTCAATAATTTACCTAGTGGTTGAAATAATTTGTAAAGCAGGAACCATACCGCTGCCGCTCCACATATCACTAGAAATATAAATACTGGATTCATAAATTCTCCTTTACTGGCCATTCAAAGCCAAAGTCTGAACGTTTGATTTTGCATTGTGGGCTTCCGTCTTTCCAGAAAACTAATCCTTCTATTTCGTGTTCAGAAAGATATTTCTTGATTCCCTCAAATGTTCTTTCGACTTCTACAACATTTCTTCCATGCGGGACAAGATCATCGTAATTATAGTTATATGGATTTCCGTTAAAATGTTTTCCAATAGCTTCATACGTGCCGTCCACCCATGGGCTAAGATTACATTGCATTGAAAAGTTATACGCTTTTACAAACCACTTATCAGACGGATTATTATCATCAACCTTTACCCACCCCGGCCAATGGCCTGTAATGGAATCTGGATCACAACAAGGGATAAATCCCTCTGGTGGTGCTTTTCCTTTCTTACAGTCGTATCGTTTATAATATTTTCCGTCAATTACTGCACAGCAAGAACCATCGTATTTGACCGTCGCAATCCCTTCTCCCTCAAGTACCCATTCCATACCCGGATGCACTTTTGGAAGAACCTTTACAACCTTATGGTCTTTAAATTCTCGTTCAAATAATGTTGGTATCTTTTTCACTCTTATTCCTCCCACAAAAATTTGTCTGTTCCTCGTCCGTTATCAACTACTTTTTTCAAAATAAGTATTCCGCACTTTTTACAATAACACGGATGAAAACGTTGATTAGAGTCGCGTGGATTAAATTCATCAAAATCATAATTATAAGGATTGGATATCTTACAATCTTCAAAATCATGGTCACATTTTGGAATCTTCATATAATCACCTCAATCCAGAATCCCTAACTGTTTATAAGTAAATATAGCTGTATACTTTTTTCCACATTTGTAGCAAGTCTCTGTAATGGTGCAAGTCTTTTCTTTGTCATTACATTTCGATTCTGTATCCGAACTTTTGAACTTGCATCCACCTGTCAAAATGCATTTAATCCGTTTTGTGTTCATTTGGCCATCTTCTTTCTTTCGAGATAGACTCATTCATATACATGCATTTCCATTCAGGAATTTCTTCTGATGATGAATAGGCTTCAGAAGATTTATTCCAGCGGACAACCATAATAGCATACTTGATTCGACCTATTTTATAATCTGGAAAGTATTTCTTGAGTTTTGAATAATAGAAGAACGATGTAATAAATGTTTTTATCTCCCTCATACATTCACCTCAAACTCTTTCTTACAGCTACTACCTTTACACTTCAATTTAAGATGCTGAATTTTTGTCTCTGGGCTAATCAGAAGTGCTTTCTTCTGGCAAAAAGGACAACAGGCGTATTTCGTTCCGTTGATATTCCTTATCAATGCCTGTCCATTCCACGGTTCTGGTGGGTTCATGTATTCAGAAAAATCTATTCCTTCGGATTCTAATGCTGATTTAATGCTCATTAAAAATCTCCTTAAATTTCTTCCGATTAAAACCATTGTCTTGATTTCCCCAATACGGATATTGGTGTAAGCTTTTTATCATGTACTCGTATGGATGTACTTTTGCAAAGTCGGCAATTTCTTTGACAGGTGCCTGTTGCATCTTCGCCCTCCGTTCTGGACAACCTTTTGTTTTTTTCTTGATCCATTAATTTTCCTCCGCTTCGGAATCCCATGTATTTTACGGAAATTGTTCTGGTTTATTCGGTCTGGGGCAACTAGTGTCCAAAATAGTTCATCACTGAATTTACATTCAAATTCAATACTTAATGGCTTACCTATGCTACAAAGTGTACCGTCCTCATTTCTGTGAAGAATACCGCCTTCGATAACAGTACCATCCGAAATTGAAATCTCTGGTATTGTTTCAATAACTTTTCCATTACATGTAAAGAAATGCTTTAATTCGTTCTTTTCGCCCATATCAGCACATTCCTTTGTTTTTCCTTAAATTAGCGTATCGGTCAACTATAACATCTATTGTTGTATAAAGCTGATTGATTGTGATGCAGTCATCCTGGTGGCGTTGTTCATACCATTCGATAGATGGATGACCAGTATCTATATTTTCAATTTCATCAATCGGAATCTTCCAGTTATCATTTTCAAGAAGCTTTTGGTTAAGTGTCTCCGATAAAGCTTTATAGTCCAGGATTATATGCTGTTTCTTCTCGCATTCTTCAGATAACCGAACAACTTCTTCTTTCAACTGATCTACAGTCCAGTTTTCCATATCCTCAAATTTCATATTTACCACCTCTGTCTTCGAAAATTGTTTCTTCCAAGCATAAATTTTTCGGCTGAAAAATTATCCTCTACATCAATATGTGCTTCACGGTCTTGCACCTCATATCCGTTTGGAGTTAATTCAAGTTTTGCAGTATATTGAGCGCCACAATTGGTGCATTGCCATGTCACATTTAAAAAGATTTCTTTTTCTCTAAAAGGTTTTGCGTAATCGGAATTTTCGCATTTCAATATTCCACCGCAAACAGGACAATTGCGTTTATCAAGTAAATCTAGCATTCAAATTCCCTCTTCTGTCTGTGTTTCATCTGACAGGCGATCATTTTAGCTATGTTTTCACGTTCCTGTTTTATTCCATGCCCCTGCCGGAACAGCTCACACTCAAGGATATTTCCGCATTTGGAGCATTCGTCTTTGATTTCTTTGCCGAATACTTTCATTCCACATCTCCGTATACCAGCAGTTTAATAAGCTGCTCTTCTGTAATTTCCTTTGCATTGATTCCAAGCCATAAATTTTTATATTGCAAAGAATTATATAGTTTATTAATTCTACTTACCCGCATTTCAAACGGTTTGTCACTTTGTAAGAAATAACTAGCTGCGCCACGAAGTGTTTTTGTTCTATGAGGTGAATTAATAATGAAAATCTCTACGGTACATGTTTCTGTTTCCAAAATAAACGTTTTTCTATTGAACCGCACTATTGATGTTTCGTTATGTATTTTATTAAATAATTTTATCAAAAAATAATCTGCATCTTTATAATCAACCGCCAAGTACAACGCTGATATTTTACTCATACACCCTCCCAGTATTTACAACAATCGTCCAGACATCTAAAGTCTGCACAATGTTCACTGTCACCATTGAAGCAAGCCCATGTGAAGTCATCATGTTTTCTACAATTCTTGCAACATTTTTCTTCCATAAACACCTCTTGTTAAAAAAAAATCCAGTGTGCCGACTTGAACGGCATAAACCTCCCAACGAGAAACACTGGAACTTTAAGGGGGAAAATGCAACTTCTGGCAATGGCAATTTGCCAGATAGAAACAACAGGAATCGAACCTGTGTCACATGATATTCAATATCATTGCTCTACCACTGAGCTATGTTTCTTTTTTCATCATAAAACGCTAAACTAGATGATTTTTTTAGAATCCCCGACTACCACTCCTCACGGGCATTGGTCTTATCTCTCTAAAAAGTTTTTGCACAAGATCGCTAGTGAGTTGCGTCTATATGCCTGCACGAATGCACACAAACGCATCCGCATTTATGTGCAAGAACTAACAATAGCTATGCTAAAGTAAGATATCCTATCTACACCTGGTAGATGGAATTGCAGGAGACGGATTCGAACCGCCGTTCTCAAGGATATGAGCCTTGCGAGATTCCACTTCTCTATCCTGCCGGAACCCGGAAAAACCGGGTTAGCAATAGGTTTATCGTGTTATGCTTTCCACTATCTACAAGTTTTAGTGCTGTAGATTCACTGGATATTTTTATGCGCCTTTGAACGGCATCTCTTGAAAACTCCTTTTATTAACGTGCGCTGCGTTAATATTTTTAACTCAGAGATATACCAGCCGGGAAATCAGATCCATTTAAGCTACGCCGTATCGCACCTAAATTCACCTAATCCACACGCTCAACTGGAAGTTTTTTCCACCCATATTACGGATGAATGGCATTTAGAAGAAATAGAAGCTCTGGGATTCGAACCCAGGACTTACGACTTATGAGGCCGTTGCTCTTACCGCTGAACTAAGCTTCCTAAGATACCGAATTATTTGACCGCCATGACAAACAATCCGGCACTGTTGCAGTTCTTGACCACCAGCCGCAACAAAGGTTTTCTGAAACACTTTTAGATTTCAGAAAATAGTGTTATAAAATGAACTTGCGGCATTAGCGAAACCGCAAACTGGGCTAACTGGATTCGAACCAGCAAATGCAGCAGTCAAAGTGCTGTGCCTTAACCATTTGGCGATAGCCCATTATCACCCGGGCGCACCATTAAAGCCCGGGGAAATCGTGATATATAAGTTTATGTAATTAGTATAATAAGTAATTAACACTTAAGCTACTCTGGATGCCTCGACTTATCACTTTCATAGGTTTTCCCGAGCCTACATGGATTAAGTCGAAGCGGCGCTTTTATGAATTTAACCCTTTCGATTAACTCAATCGGGATAATTCCAATTGGAATTAGTAGATACATGGGGTTCTCCTCTTATTCTGCAAAAATCCAATCCTCTGCTAACATATCTGCTTGAGATGCAAGCCATCCCATCTGTACGCCAGATGTTCCGACAAAAGCAATGGCTTTGTTTCCGATTGCATCATGTTCACAATTTACAATTTCATTATCAGCAGTCTTATATGAAATTCCAGTGGCAATCTGAATGTACTGTTTCTTTCCATTCCAGCCTTTACGAGACACTTTAAGTCCTCTTTTCAGATAACGGATAGCGTCACCAAATCCAAATGTTGACTGACCACCAAGAACACCACAGTTATTCTCATCAGCAATCATCCAGTCATCTCGCTGTGTGTGCATGAAAGTATATTCTACTCTCTGTGTTTCACGGATATCGAGAACTGCTCCCTGGCCTTGATCGGAATCTTTTGGTCTGCAATGAATCATAATCGTCTGTTTTTCATCGTCCCAACACCAGTAACCATTCCATCCTGGAAGTTTCACTTTTGCTCCCTGTTTCATAAGTTTTAATGCTTCTGAAAATTTCATTTCTATATCCTCCTTTACCTCGTGCAAATTAAGAAAATATTCAGTGCGAAACATATTTCTAAACAAATACAGAATAAAATCTGTATTACGCTTGTCTTTCCTTCTTCGTCCAGTATGGCTAAAGTACCGGCAAGAACCAGAACGAAAAATGCAAGATTTACAGCTGTTCCGATTACATTAAGTGCATTCATTTTCTTTTTCCTCCCCAATTAAGAAGTCCAGAATTTTTTCTGCAATCTCTTCCTCTGGCTCAAATGGCATTCCACAGTAATTGTATGATTCTAAAGCCGATTTTAGGCTTGATTTGAAGCCATTGTAAATTTCTCCGTGTTGTAGTAATTCGTGCCTTAAAACTGAAATTGCATCAGCAATTGATTGAGAAGTGACACTAATTTGTGCCAAGCACTCCATTTCAATGTCTGGAACAGCCATCATTTCAAACTCAAATACTGGAATTTCATATACTGCGGTATGGAAATTTATTGATCTTACTCTCGGAACTTCATTTCCATCAATGAAATATTTTGTGCCGAGCCAATCATTGGGGTTGGGGTTTGTGATTTTTACTAAAGACATCTTCGCGCCCCTTTCTTTTAGTTTCACAGTAGAGAAGGAGGTGTTTCGCAATCTCTTCCAACTGTAGAATGTTGTATTTTGGAATTTCCCATGTTTTCTGCTCCAATAATGAAGACAGTGGAATTTTCTCAGTCGGTAGTTCGTTAGTTACTGTGGCATTGATAAGCATAGACGCTACATCAATGGGGGATTCGGGAAGACTATCCTTGTTATCACTTATTGGTGCGTATAGCATGGATAACTTTTTCCATTCTCCGTTTTCCTTTGAAAATACTTCTCCATTTTGTACTTTAAGTATTCCAGTAGCATCTCTTGGAATATACTCTTCTTTTTCACATGAACGGACATCATTCCCAATACTGTATAAAAAATAATTCATCATCCTTCTTCCACCTCCCCGAAATATTTCTTGTAAAGGTCAATGTCTTTCCTTCCCAATAATATTTTTATATTTTCTTTGTCTTCAACTTGCAAAGAGCCATAAGCAATATGTACCCACGTTGTTATTGTATTTTCTTCTTGGTTCTCTTCTCTATAGCCATTAATAACTGTAAATGCTGAAAACCAATTTCCCTTTGCTGTTAAAAAATAAGTCTTTTCTGAATAACATGTATATCCGTAATGGTCGCAGTCAATATTATCGGTAAATATCTTTTCTGCATTTTCTGTGTTGTAAAATTTCCCATCTGCACATATTCCACTCGAATGAACAACTATATTGTCTTTCCTTATGCGTTTGGTATCTGCATTCGGGAATTTCTTTTCGTATTCTTCTGGAACTGAAACGCCTTTTTTATTTTTTGAAAAAAATTTAAGCACGTCTTTTCCTCCCAAAATATTCATCAACTGCCTGTCTTACAATATCCGATACGCTCCTGTCTGTTCGGTTCTTCTCTTCCAGGAGCCTTTTTTTCTGTTTTTCGGAAAACCGGATGCGGATGGATTCGGATTGTGGGTTTGGTTTCATGAGCACTTACCTCAACTTACAATTTCAATTGGATATCCTAAGTATGTTTCCAACTCTGAAACAGTCAGTTTACGTGGTTTCTTTATTTCAACATCAACACGCTGTATGATGTTGTCTGTTGTCTTTGCGATTGCCTTTCCAGTATAACTTTCAAGCTCTTCGTTTGCATATACATTCAAATGTTCATATCCATATGCCCGGCACCATCTTGCATCTGAATCAGTAATTTTTTTAAGTTCTTCCAGTTCATTACCGAATATCTCTGAGTATCTGATAGCATTGTTTAGATCACTCGTACATACAGGGACAAGAGCCACAACATGTTTATACGGACTCCCGATAAAACGAAAGTATCTATGTGATTCCATTGCTTTTTCACCTTTTGGCAAGTTAAATCCTTGAGCTATTGCTTTTTTAAGCAACTGTTCTGATTCAACATTATTGTCTGTAACGATGCACTTATTCGTAAAATCAATCATCTTTATCCCCCTCCAAGAGTTTATATAGAGTGCTTCTTGAAACTCCTATAGTCTCAGCAAATTGTGCTTTTGTTATTTCTCCCATTTGCCAACTTCGTTTGGTTTCTTTGAAAAGTTCCTTATCTATCTCTTTTTTTGCGCGGCCTTTATATTTGCCTTGCGTTTTTGCTATTTCAATACCTTCTTTTTGACGCTGCCGAGTGTTTTCTCTCTCTCTTTGGGCTACATATGAAAAAAGCTGCAATACAATGTCTGTAATTAAGGTTCCTGTTAAGTCTTTATCCTGGCATGTGTTAAGAAGTGGCATGTCCTGTACGATAATATCGGCTCCGATTTCTTTTGTGATACATCTCCACTGTTCAACAATTTCATTGTAGTTTCTTCCAAGACGGTCAATTGAATGGATTACCAGAATGTCACCTTTTTGAAGAGAAGCAATCATTTTCTGGTACTCTGGACGATTGAAGTCTTTCCCAGATTTTTTATCCATATAAATTCTTTCAACACCATCTGCTTTCATTGCTTCAATTTGTCTCGCTTCATTTTGCTCTACTGTTGAAACTCTTACATATCCTATCTTCATATATAATCACTCCCGTTTGTTTATAGGTTGATTATACACTTTTTCAATTATATTTGCAAGTACATTATACACATTTATGAGTATTTTTATTGACTATTTAAACGATTTTGATTATGATAATGTCAACAGGAGGTATTTATATGGTTTCTGATAAAATAAAGCAAATAATGAAAATGAAAAAAGTAACTAGCGTTCAGTTGGCTCAGCATCTTGGTATGCTTCCGCAATCACTTGCAAATAAATTCTCAAGAGGAAGTATATCTGCTGATGAGTTGATTCAGATTCTTGATTTTTTGGAATGTCAACTAATAATTGAACCTAAACCAGATGTCTCAATCAAATTGACGACTGATGATCTGAAAAGAGAGCCTTAATGGTTCTCTTTTTTTACTTTCTAATCAACCCCTGGCCTTGCAGCAACAGTCTGAATGTCTCTTTTCCTTTTACGGTTATGTATGTCTGGACGTTTGAATAGCCAAACGGTGTTGAAAAATCTTTCATCTGGAAAAGTCCGGCTTTCCTATACGGTTCATAAGGTTTAATAATATTGTGCCGATCACGGTAAATATAACCATTTTCCGTAAGCCACTTAGTAAACGCTTTAGGTGGGATGTGGAATTCCTTTGCTGCATCTCGAAAAGTTGTAAGGAGCCTATTATCTATCAGACTGTCGAAATAATCAGCCTTTGGTGTCTGTTCCCTTACTTTGGCTTCAAGTTGTTGCTTTTCTTGCTGTTCCTCAATCCACCGTTTAGCACGTTCTATCGGGTCTTCAATTTGGTAGGAATCCTGTTTCTGAACCATCTCGTATTTTCCGGTTTTACGGATAGATGGAAGAACATCTGCTGTAACCCATTCTTCAAATTTTTCTGCTGATTCAAGTTGGCTTCTCATAATCAAACGGTACAAATCACTTTCTGGAATAAAACTCATTTCTACTACTTTTGTTCCAGACTGAGTATATTGATTAGACACTGTTACGGTTACTCCATGTTTCACGGAGTGTCTACAATGCCTTGAAATTGCATCTTGCGGTTTTGAGTAACCAAGTGCTTTTGCTACATCTGTTCCCGCAAAATAAATTGTCCCGTTTATTTCAGTGGTTCTTACATTCCCAAATTCTGGATTGCTAAAAATCATCATATCGTTCATTCGTTATACCTGCCTTTCTTGGTATTGCCTTATTTTGTATTGGCAGAGAAACAGTTAAGGCTTACTGCTTGTCGTGTTCGAATCACTATCCCTGCCATGTTAAGGAGAGCTTTTTTGTTTTTTCGGGCGGTTTTGGTGGTAACTACCGCTGACTGGGGTTTTATATATACCCCCTCCCGGTCATCCAGTGCGGACGCTGGCAAGTCAGCCCACCGCCCCATGGGAACCGCTGCCCTTGCCTGGTCGCTGTCTATCGGATGCCTTCGGCAGTGGTCAAGGGAATGTCAATGTCTTTAATATTTTATCTATACGACAAACACAGATTTGTCTTATAGATCTATTTATTTTTCTATACATTATGCACAATTATAATCGTTATTACTGTACATGTTGCATAATCCCATGTGTTTACTGCCTTTTGTCCGTCCATTGTGTACATTTTTACCGCTTCTATTGGTTCTCCCAGGCTTTATAGCTCCGGTTTTTCCATCTCCGGAAGCTGCAAAGCGGCTTTGTGCTTCTCCGCGATCTGCTGGGCTGTCTGCTGTGGTACGCCGTATTGCTGCGCGGCTTGCACTGGTGCAGTTTCTGCCATGCCGTATGCGGCTTTTGCAACAAATATCAAATTCGCATTTGTTCCGGTCTGGTTATGTAATCTATTGATTGCGCAGTTTTTACAAATATCAAACCATTTTTTAGCCGTGTAACCATGTGATGAGTTTGTTCTATACACTCCATTCATCCAGTCAGTAAACGTTGTACGATTAATCCCAACTAAAAAGCTAAATACTTCTAGGGTTGGTAATACATGATATTTACTGCATAATCTCACATAAGTATTAAACATTTTATCTAATAGCTCTATATTGTCATTACTTGGCTTTTGTATATGATCTGCAATATAAAAAATCATATCTACAAAGCTATCTGATACTTCTTTCTTATAGTTTTCGTTATCTGGTGATATACATAATACAGTATTTATATACTCATCAGCATATATATTAATATTATCTAAATAAATATCTACGTCTTGTACATTTACTGTATTATCTTTCATATTATCACCTCACTTTAACACGTTAATTTATAAATAAAAAAAAGAGAATGTCACCAGGTAAAGCTTATTCCCGGAAAACTTCCGGGTGTTCGGGTACATTCTCTAAAACTCAAATTAAAAAAATATTCTGTTTTCTTTGTTGCTGATACCTTAGCACAGTTTTTAATATCTTGTCAAATTTAATTTTGCATAAAATAAAACCCTTTATTTTGTTAGTAATTAATAAATAACAATTGGGGTATTATATTATAATCTTTATTTATATTTATATCTTATATATTATTATACGGTACTGTATAGCATATCTTTTAATAAACTCCAGCTTTAGGAATCTAGGAAGGGCAGAGAATAATTATATAATTATATATAATATAAGGGCGGCTATATTTTCGCAGATTTGCATAATAAAAGCCAGACCTTCCAGGAGTTTCTATCCGGCGTGATCTGGCTTGTTATGCGTGTTATTTGATTAACGATTCTGTGTACTTTCAGCCTCTGCCCTTCCTGAGTTCCGTCAGCTCTCGTTATCTGATAGCCTAAAGAAGTTTTAGAAAAATGTCAAGCGGTATTTTAAAAATATTTTTCTTGACAATTTGCCAAAAGCTGTGTTATTAAAATATTAACAGGCTCGGCGGCGGTCTGTACTCTGTCCATAGCCGCCACAAATAAGCATATTAAAAGCCCCTGGATAATTTCCTAGGGCTTTATTTTTATTCTTCCTCTTCTTCCTCTTCTTCCTCTTCTTCCTCTAACCATATTTGACACTGCTTGCCGTCCTCTTCGTAGCTGATAGCTTCACCAGCTTCCAGGCGTTCCCGCCAGTCCTCCGGGTAATTCTCCGGTCTGTAAATACAGTTTCCCGGAAGGAATTGATTTCCGCGCATTTCATTTATTTTCATATTTTCCCTCCTGTCCGCCCTCCTGGGGCTGTGTGGTTGTTTTTCTTTAACTGTCTTTATTATACATTATTTATTAATGTATGTCAATATCTTTTCTTCAAAATCTTTTGTGGTTTCATCTGGCAGATATTCCAATAAATAACCGGGTTGGCATTCCAATATAGTACATATTTTATTTAGTGTATCTTGCGTGACAAGTCGATCATTGCGCAGCTGTTGCAGCTGGCTTTCTGTAAATATCTTATTTTTCCTTATTAAATAGGTTGTGATTCCCTTTTCTGCCATCATATCAATTATATTGCGTTTATATTTAATCATTCTAACACCACCTCGCAGTACTTTATTCTTCTATTATAATAACATTTTTATACATTATTTTTCAATGTACAACATGCACAAAAACTGTTTTCGGTATGCTCTTTAATTTAGTGTATAATGTCAATAGACATACATTATATTTTAGTGTATTATATAACCATCAACAGAGAACACAAGAAACAAACAACCGGAACCGCCCGAACCACTCAACACAATGAGGACATAGGAACCGGCACCGATTAATTGAAAAATTCTAGTTCTTGGACAAAACAAAAAAGCTGGCTGCATCCTACCAAGACGAACAGCCAGCACCAAACTAAAAAAAGAAAGGCAACCTCATTATAACAGGGGAGAAGGTAAAAAGCAATGTTAAAAACAAATTCAAAAGAAGTTATGAACAGAATTAAAAAGGTTATCATGGACAGCTACGAAGCAGCCGAGGAATATTATACATTTGACGGCTCCACAATGAAAACAGAGTACAACGATATCTGTAAAGATATTATGAACATGTTTTACATTGAAAAATTACAGTTTGATAACAGATACAAAGCCGGAAGAATTAGTAAATCTGATTTGTTCATGGATTGGATGCAGGGCTTACCGTCAGCTTTTCCAGTTTCTAACGATATTTTTTTAAGCAGTGCCGTTGATTTTCTCGGTGATCTCCTGGACGAGACAGAAACAGAAAAAGAAAAATTTACAGATGAACAGGCAGAAAAAAGATCCGTGTATCTTCTGTTCAGAGAGCTTGAAAAACACGCAAAAAAGGCATAAATAACTAAGTTTTATATCAATCCGGGTAAACGTTCCCCGGAAATCTTTAAAACAAAATCAGGAGGAACAAAAACATGATAAAAATTGACATGTGGTACAATGACAAAAAGGAACAGGCAACCGGGCTTGATATTTGGTTTAACGATCTCGGATGTTTTTATTCTGGAAATATCAAGATTTTTGGTGATATCGTGGGTGATTATTACGCCGACAGTGTACAAGAAATTTGTGAAGCGTTCCCGCATCTGAAAGAGAAAATAAACGCTTGCTTGAATTAAATAAACCAATTCCGGGCGGGGCTTTCCCGCCTGTTTTCCTAATCAAATGGAGGTCTAAAGCATGAAATATCATTACATAGCAATTTCAACACGCACAAACAATAAAAACTTTGCGTCTGTTCTTCGGGTCTCTAGCTCTGACAATTTATTATTTTCTTTGCAAATCCCCGGCATTACTTCCGCAAATATTTGCAGCACGAAAAAAGAAGCTGAAAACGTTGTTGACTTCTGGAACAAGTGTTACAAGAAAAACAAGACTTATGGAGGGCTTTAAAATGGTAACAATCAAGAAAGCCACGCAAGCGCAGACAATCGCCGCCATAAAAAGCGGCGACTTTTCCGCAGTTGATGCAATCAATAAAAAAGCTGAAAAGGAAGCAACGGAAATTTTCGCGGCTGTTGCTGGCGGCGTTATTAAATTAGCTTACTGGGATATGTCCCCGGTAAAGCGTCAGGATGGTAAAAAGTCTGTGATGCGGTACGCACTGCACAGATCAACGAAAAAAGAAGACTGTTTACAACTCTCCTGTATGGAGCTTATCGGGGGCGCGATCATCCCAACAAGCGACCAACAATTTAAAACAAATGATGATTACGACCGCCGGGAATTTTTCCGCAGTCTTCCGGGCGTTACAAAAATGACTTTAAAATAATAAGGAGCTTAAGATTCCGGGCAAGTTTTTGTACTGTTTAATTTTTGATTTGTATATGATATAATAACATAAAATTATGGGGGTAATACATATGATAATGTTAAAAATGGAAAAATGGGAAAGTATTGTAAATGAAACTATTAAGCATTTTTTTGATAATTATAAAGTATTTGATGATAATAACAAAGCTTTAGAAAATAAAAGCCTGTATCAATATATTAATGATATTTGTGAAGAAGGCCCGGAAACAGAAATTCTGCACTTTTTATTTACTGGCGAAAGCGAATATATCCAATTTGCTGGAAAGTACAATATATCTTTGTACGATGAATTTTCGCAAGAACTTGAAAACAAATTGATTGATGAATTTTATTCCATTAATCAAGAACAATTCTGTGACGATCTCGAAAATTTTACAGATTATTTTTTAAGTGAATACACAATTTTATTGAAAACATATATTTATGATATTCTTGATAGTTTTACGGTTGAAAAGTTAAAATGCATTATTTTTAAATAGTTTTCACCGCTTCCCGGTATCCAGTCCGGCGGCGTGTTCACGGCATGCAAGCGGTTTTTGGCATTCTGCCAGATGAACCTTGCAAAATTAATATAATAAGTCAATCAATTAACGCGCTATTTTATCCGTAAATCGTTTTTTATGCTATTAATGGGGATTTATGCAGCATTTGCATTTTGAGCCGCTTATGAGCCTTTAAAACGTTTTTAACGTCTGCATGGTTTATTGACTGGCTGCGGCTATGGGTGTATAATAGCCTTGTATAGCTATGTGCAGCTATGCTTTATTTGCGTACCATGTAAATGGGCGTATTATGTCCGCTTATGTACACGACTTGTCCAGGCTTACCGGTGATCTGGCGCAGCTGTCCGGGTTATATATCAATTATTGTTGTATGGCGCTGTATTTGCCATTTTAAGGCGTTTTATAATCGTAGTCAATAAAGTATAGGCTAAATACGTTACAAGCTATTTAAGGCTTATTTTGCAAGAGTATTATTGTATTTTTATTACTGCATTATATGCCATTTGTTGTTATGGTCTATTATCCGTGGGCTATTAGTGCTGATCTTCCAGGGCTACGGCTGGCTTCGTTGGTGCTCAATCGTTCCTGGCAGCTTCCCGGTTTCATCAGCTCGGCGCGGTATCGGTTCCCGGTGCTGTCCCTGGTTGGCTTGTGTAGGTGGAAAAGTCGCAACTGTTCAAGGTTTCAATAGTTGCAACTAACTTGTGAATGATTCTTAAATTTCAACATCATTTTGGAAGCAGAAAATCAAGGAAATCCATAAAAAAAGTGGCAACCAGAAAAATTCTCGCATTTTCTAGTTACCACTTAAATTTTAATTTTGCACAAATATTTCTATAGTGTAAAGTTTCAAATGATTCAAAATTCACAATTTATTTAATCCTTCTTTCTTCCGTGTTCCATATCTTCTGTGGGATGATTTCTTTAAGCGTTCTGTCCTCTTCACTTGGGACTTGGAAAGTTTCTTCTTTCTCTGGTAATTATCAGTCGTTGTCCCCATTCACGCCCTCCTTGTTAATCTTCTGATTCCTGGTTTCAAAGTTTATAATCTCCGTGTCTGTTTCTAATTCTTCCGGGATTCTTCCAACAATGATAACTCGCAGTGGCTTCAATCTTCGTTCCATTTCCTTGAAACCAACGCAAAATTCCAACCGTGCCGCCTTGCTCTTTACTCTTCCATTTGTGCAACAGGCAACTGTGCTTCCATCCGGCAGTCCATCAAAGCACCAGTCCCAACAGTATTCTGGTAATATGTTTACGTTCGGAATTACTGGAATATCATTCAAGACCATGTAGTGAGCCAGTGCATGATTGCGATATTTATTCCACAGGCACATTACCAGTGGCATTCCATTCTTGCCTACCGATATGCTAAAATCCGGCATAATGACTGCATGAAAACATTTTAAATGCTCCATATACTTGTCCGGCTGATTCCATAATCTTTGAAACTGTACATCGTCCACGTAGAAGTTTACATCCAGTTCCCGGTGGTTCTTAATTTTTCGACTGAAGCTCTCCGCAAAGTCTACAGTATCTTTTCCTGGATGGATAAAAGTCTTTGGAATTTTCGGTATTCCGTACTTACCATCAAGGTCTGCATCCGTGATCAAAAACTCTTTCATTACGTCATAAGCTGTATGTATCATTGATTCCACTCCCATTTTTTCTCTTATAGCGCTAAAAGGTACTTATATTTGAAAAATACCATATCTTGTGTCTTAATGCAAGTTTTTCTACTAAATATCTTGTGTTGTTCTGGATGTAGAGTTAAAATCATATCGTCAGAACAACGCAAAGGAAATCCCCATTTTTCAAGGTTTCCAGACCTCAATTGAAATGTTAGTGTTGCACATGTAGCCGCCAACGGTTCCACGGTAATTTTTTCAAAAAGCTCATTGACAATCTGCCTGTTAATGTCTTTTGGAGTAACGCCCTTAAACTTTTCTAACTGTTCTTTAATAGCACTTAATTGTATTTCTACTGGCTCTGGACTTTTGGTATTTTGAATTTCTAGAATATGGCTCTCAATCTGTTTTATCTGCTTCACGTATTCTTTATTTCTTGAAATAAACTCATCATCAGATATTTTTCCATCCAGATTATATTCCAGTATTTTTTCACGTTTTTGTTTTAACAGATCAATCTGTTTTTCAAGTCGTGAGATTTCGTTTTTATTGTCTGGAATGTTTTTGATCGAGGACTGCAAAATTTCAAAATATTCTTCCAAAATGCTGTCAATATTTTCAGAAGATTTATTTATTAATTCTGCAATTATTTCTTTCAGTTCTGATTCTGCCAGTCCGAATGAATCGCATGAAGCTGCTCCGTTTTTTATCTTATAACTGCATACCCATCGAACATCTTCTTTTCCTCGAATATAATGCTGCTTCATCCAGTATGGCGCTCCGTCATTTGCGCAGAAAAGTTTTCCAGTGAAAATATTTTCGTTTTTAAAAGAGGTTCTTCTTGATTTTATGGCTTCTCCACGTTCTCTTAAATATGCGTTTGCCTTTTCCCAGGTAGTTTCATCAATGATCTGCGGTACTCTGGAACCATCATCCTTAAACATTATCCATTCTGACTGCGGAAGAAATTCTTGTTTCTTTGTGAACATATCGACAACCTTTACTTTTCCTCCGCAATAGTATCCTTTGTATTTTGGATTCCGAATAATATTTTTTATGACATCTCTACTGATCTTACCGCCTTTGAAACTTCTATATCCCATATTCCAGAGTTTTTTTTCAATTCTTGGTGTAGACATTCCAGAAGCATAGTCTCGAAAGACCATTCGAACCATGTCTGCTTCTTCTGGAATCAGTTCAAGCTTTCCTTGATTGTTTGAGTATCCATACATTCTGTGTCCGAGAACAACACCGTTTTTGATTGACTGTGCGTGTCCAAACTTTACTCTTGAAGAAAGTTTTCGGATTTCGTCCTGCGCTACCCCAGCCATAATAGTAAGTCGGAACTCACTATCATCATCAATAGTGTTAATTCCATCATTTTGGAACCAAACGCATACGCCGTAAGACAACAATTCTCTGGTGTATTGGATGCTATCAAGAGTGTTTCTCGCAAATCTTGAAATTTCTTTTGTTATAATCATGTCAATTTTTCCAAGCTTTGCATCTCTGAGCATTCTTTGGAATTCTTCTCTTTTATCTGCGTGCATTCCAGAGATACCATCATCAATGTAAGAACCGGCAAACTTCCATCTGTTGTTAGAATGTATCAGTTCTTCAAAATGTTCCTCCTGGTGCTTAATGGATGCTTGCTGTTCGACTTTTTCAGTAGAAACCCTGGCATAATAAGCAACATTTAGTTCAATGTCGTAAATAGAGCAATTTCTTAATTTTTCTCTGACATAATAAATATTCATAGTGCATTTCTCCCTTAATAAACAGGGAGTGGAATCATATAAAGTATAACACCTCATATAAATCCACTCAATACATTGTCGTTACTTTCTAATGCTGATTTCAGCTTTAATTTTATCTCTTGTTTTCTCATCTATCAGACCAAGTGAGAACATTCTTTCGTTTATGGCATACAATATAGCTTTTTCCATTAATTGTCCCTCCATATAATTATCTCGTTTTAAACGCTGTTTTCCTTTATCTTTTGTATGCCCTATAATTTCTACCATTATTCTCTTTTGAACGATTCTGCGCTATTTTAAGTACACAATTATCACGTTTTACAACAAATCAAAGATATTTACCTGTCCATCAATCTGAGATTCTTCCAGATTGTAAAATTTGCAAGCTATATAATCTGGATTCCAAGCAATTTCCAGTTCGTATTGAAGGCACTGCGGATTCTTACCATTACGGAAGAATCTGCATTCCGAACAGGTATGCTGATAAGCTGTACCGCCAGACCGCTTATACATTTCGCTTATCTTTCTCATAGAATCACTCGCTTTACTCTTGACTTTCCTCTCGCTTTCTTCTTGAAGATACCATTTTTAACACAATCCCTTGGATCACATCCTCTGCTATGTTCTTCAATCAAGATATAATCACAGGTTGCATTTGTACTCCATGCATTTTCGCTCTTGCTGTAATAGTCGCATTTCGAGCATTGTCTCCGCTTTAAGACTATAATTTCAGTGCTTTTTAATTCTCTCCATGGTTTTCTATCTGGCAATTTTCAGCACCTCCCAATCTGGCAGTATCTATAATTTTTAAAAGGTCTGGACTTAGTTTTCTTCGTTCTTGTTCTCTTTGCACTTCTGCCCGATACGTCCTTTGAAAATTTGATTGAACTACACTCCACCATGTACCATCTACATTTTCAGATACCGCCCATTCTCTAAGTTGTGCCGGGCTTGATACTGCTTTCTGAATGATTTTTGGAAGTTTATCAAACTCTGTTTCTGCGTTATATGTAGAGTTCTGAATAGATTTGCATACCTTTTCCCATGCTTCTATTTCGTTCAGTTCTTCCTTCTGTGGTGCAATGCTATTGGCACATTCTCTTAACGCAGCTATTGAAGGCTCTTTCCATTCAGTCTGCATATATTTCTTTAATCCGAAACTTAAAAGCTTGTAATCTAGGTCTTTAAGGAGCCCATACCAAGTATCAAAAGCATATTGATCTGGCAGAAATGCTGGGGAAGTGTACACAGCTTTCATTGCCTTTACCAGTACCGCCCATTCTTCTCTTGTCATACCCAGTTATCCACCTCGCTTACCCTGTTTTGTATTTTCTTCATGTAACTTTGAGGCTTGTTACCGGATTTATCAAGATAGTTCCCTTCAAATACCTTCGCAAAGTTACCGGGCTTTAAGAACCAATCGAAAGTTATCATCCAACCTTCTTTGTTCTGGCCTTGTAAGAAGCTGCTATGGCGAATGTTTTCAATGGCTTCTAAGATATCGTCCATATGGTTCTGACGGATTCTGGCTTTCACTGCTTGTTCTCGTTTTGATGTCATTCTTTTTACAGGGTTAATACCAAATTCTTCCAGAGTATTCCATTCATCAATGATTCGTTGGACGTCAGTCTGACGAATAGTATCTTTAGATACTATTAAATCATTTTCTTCTTCTATTTCTTTTTCTTTATTATCTAATTCTTTTTTATCTAGTTCTTTATTATATACTTCTGCCGAGCTAACGTTAGCTTTACTGTTAATTTTACCGTAAAGTTTACTGTTAGTTTTACACTCTATTTTGTCTTTCTGCTTTTTTCGATATTCTTGCATATAATTTCTCATATACTGGCTTTTTTGCTCAATTTTATCGAGATTTTGATATTTCCCCCAGTTCGGAATTGTGTAAACACCGGAAACAATTTCAATCATTCCGTAGTTTTCAAATGTTTTTAACGCTAATCGAACTGTATTAATGTCTCTTCTAAATACTGTTGCTAACATTTCATCTGTATATGCAATTTTATCGTTTAAAATAAAAACACCACTGTTGTTATTTTTCCCGGCTAAACATAATAATTTGAACCATATTACGATAATGCTGTCTGCGCTCGGTAAATTTTCAATCAGCATTATTTTTTCGTCATCGAAAATATCTGAACATATTTTTATCCATTTTACATCGCTTGCCAATTTTGAAATTCCTTTCTCCAATTCCTGGGTTTTTCAAAAGTGTTTATCTCAATTCAACTTCAATTTCATTGATTTTCAGTTCTCCGTTTACCGGGATTACAAGAGATGGAACGCCGTTTATTTCTTTCAGTTCAATTAGAGAAATTTTATCTGGCTGTATGCAGATTGTTGCATCTGGTGTTACAATTTTTGCAGTTTTTGAATTATGGATATTGTCAAGGGAAACAGGCTCATTACTGAAATACATTTCCCAGTTTTCCTTGAAATCCGACAACTTTTCATCTGGAACTCCGCAATATCCAAAAATCTGTTCCATTTCGTCACATGATACAGTTATCATCTCCAGGCTGTCTTTCTTTTGTTCTCTTACTTCCTGTAATGATTCAACCAGGCTTTCGGTAAAATCGAATGTTGTGCATCCCTCAAAATTGTCCATGATAAAATCTGAAAAGACATTGTTCTCATTTCCAGGTATGCGTGGAATCGGTGTGCCAAGAACATTTTCGATGAAGTCTGGATGAATATACTTTACGTTTTTATTGAAATACAAGGTTCCGTGAATATCAGTGCTTCTGTCATTGAATACAGGGAATAAGAATCCTGTTTCTGGTCTTGAAACTACCCAATCACGAATTCTGTCTTTGATGTTATTTTCAGCCACATCATAGATAAGCCCAGCCTTTGAAAGATTTACTGGACAAATGCTGCACAGAATGTGTTCATAAATTTCTTCTGATGCATCGTGCATTTCGGTTCCATCAGAAGCCTTTCCAGGAATGTCATATACTGCATGAATGAGAACTATGTAGTAATTTTCTGGATAGTCATAGTTTTCAATTACTTTGTCGTAGAACTCATCCAAAAGCTCATCGTCTTTAAGTTTGCTTGCTCTGATCCGCATAAGAAATTCCTGTGTTCCGCCCTCTTTTTCCTGTGCTAATGGGAATTCAAGGTTCATAAGGTTCTTTCCAAGTCTGCCAGACATGGTTTTCTTGAAAATGTCAAAATACTTAAACATTTCTTCCTCTGGAAGGGAAAGGAAAGCTTCTTTAATCTTTGTTTTCTTATTCTTCTCCGCATCCACATAACAACCACAAATGCGTGTGATTGTGCAATTGGCTGGAGTAAACTGTTTCTTAATTTCTGCGATTTCTTTCTTATTCATTCTTTTTCCATCCTTTCTACTTCTTTCCCAAAATGCTCAATGCTTTTTGAAATAATATCTGTGTTAATTATGTAAATCATCTTTCTCGCTCCAATCTAATTTCTGCCCGCATCTATTGCAATAATTATTCATTCCAATATAAGCATGATGTATCATACTGGAATGAAACATATCTTCCGGGCTATCACTATCACATCTAAAGTCTACATCGTTATCTGAAAATTCAATAATATGCAGTTCGCACGATGGACATATACAGGCGTACAGATTTTCGTCATGATGACAGTCATATCCGACATCTTCGTATAAAACCTTTTTTGGAATCTGTTTTTTCAATGCTTTAACCGCAACTTCCAATGCTTCAAGATATTCCGCAAGGTCTTTTACAGCCGGATAGTCCTGTTTGATTAAATCAATGCGTTCCTGTAAAATTTCAATTGCTTTTTCCGGTTTCATGTTAATCCTCCAAATTAAATTCCTTCTTAATGGAATCGTAATCAATGAATACTTGTTTTCTTTTTTCACATTTCTCGCATTCCAAAATAGCTTTCTCAGTATCCAACTGATACCAAACTAATTTGTATTTATGTGGTTTGCAGAGACACTTTATTTTGCAACCATTCTTTCGCCATCTGTTGAATTTGTTGATTATTGTGCAGAATAATCCGTAAATAATAACACCAGCTACGCACGTTCCCAACGCCATAAGAATTTCTTTTATCGCTTCAATCATTCTTCATCTCCTCCAGCTGTTTTACTGCTTTTCTACAATCTCTATTTGCAGACCGGAACATCATCAAAAGTATTTCAGACACAGGCCTTGTCCGATTTCTTCGCTTTGCTTTTTTGATGCATGCAAGCTCATTTCCATCTGGCACATATATTCCTACGTAATGCGGAATTTCAAGGGATATCGCAGCATATACATCTGTCGGCATAACCAGATAGTTATAATCGCCAACAAAATTCAGCCCATGACCAGAATGAAAATCTTCAGCAGATGACTTGATTTCATAGCAATAACAATCGCCTTTTTCTATCCCGGACACGCTATTATTCACCGGCGCGAACCGCATATAATCCACCCTTACTGCATGATCTGTCGAATAATCGAATGTCACTTCTTTCGCCCAATAAATACGTGGATCATTTTGAGGATTTATTTTCTTTTCAAGCATGGCTGATAGTTTCGCTGTAATCTCAGGTCTTGTCATTTTTCATTTCCTCCAACTTCTTCTCAGCTTCTTCACGAGTAAAGAATACTGTTTTGCCAAGTTTGCTTCCTGAAAATCCATCTAAGTTGGGATAGATGCCACTGTTCAACCTCCATCCGAAATAAGTGCCGTGCATATCAACTGATATCATTATGATTCTCAATTCCGAAATAAAATTCCTTGTTGGAACATAAACTGTATCTCCAACCTTACACGGCAATCTCACAAGCAAGCCCTGTTCTTCTAAGTCTTCATAATCAGCAAGTTTTTCTAAAATCATTCTACAATGATGTGAATTCATTTCGCATGGTTCAATTTTTAAGCCCTGATCTTTAAGCCAAATCATCTTATCTGATTTTTGCGTTAATCTCTCCATCTACTTCACCTCTTTTACTTTTTGATATATAATTGCCATATTGAAATCACTTCTAATGAACCTTAATGTCAGTTTATGATTTACAGCATTTCCAAGTTGATCGTAAATCCAGTACATATCCTCTTGGCCAAAGTTTGTACCCAGATATCTGTTAAGGCTTGATATCAGTTGTTCTCTCCATTCATTATTTCTTTTGTGCGAACTGTACGGCTCTCCTTTTGCCATTGGCCTTGAACACCATTCAAGTAGCTTGCAGATAATATCTTCTTTATCGGTACAATTCTTTGCTGTGAAATATACGTTTCCTTTTTCGGAAAGAATTATTTCCCCAAATCTGTTTATGTAGCTCCCGGGGAAGCATTCCATAAGACCGAAAATTTCATCAGTCATCTACTTCACCTCTTCCATCTGACTTTCTACGGTATCTGCGAGTAACTTCAAGGACTTAATAAATGAGTCCGTCAATGCTGTTCTGTCTGGGTTTTTAGCAAATGTTCTGACAATGTTTACTGCATCCTTGATTTCTTCTTCATCTTCGACGATTTTGGATGCTTCAAGCAATGTCTTTTCAAAGCTGTAAGTAGCGATTTTATTATCGTAAAAAATCAATATGTTTGGAAATGGAATTTCGATATGGTTTAAATGGTTTTCTCTCGCCCATTTGAATCCCTGAAACCTTGCTATTTTCAGAACACTCAAATATTCTTCCCGCGTTCTTACAAATACGTTTTTTCCTGTTAAATCAATCATCATAATTTCCCCCCTGTAATCTCATCAATACACTGATTCCATCCCTCTGCAAAGCCGGTATCAGACGTATTAGCCGGATAATCTCCATTGTATTTCTCTGGTAAATCCATAAGCGGACACCAATCAGGCTTTGCGCTTAAGTCTTCGATATATCTACAATTTATTTTACAAAAAGAATGGAATATTCCACCGTGTAAAACACATGATTCACAATCTTCTGGTGTTTCCATCACTACTACTGATTTATTCATTCCGGCACCTCCATTCCTAAATTAAATAATGTTAATTGTGATTTGAACTCGTTCAACCGTTTTTGAGCTGAATCGTAATAATCTTTATTGATTTCATAACCAACATATTCCAGACCGTATTCCTCATATGCAATCAATGAACTTGCGCTCCCCACATGGGTATCAAGAATCTTCATTCCTTTCTGCAGATATTTCTGACATATCCAACGATATAAATTTACAGGCTTTTGGGTTGGGTGGATTCGCTTTTCGTTCAGTCTTTTGTTGCCCTGCTGTATTGTTCCTTCAATTATTGATTTTCCTTGAAACATTCCTCTCCACATATAGCGAAAAATATCAACCCTTCTTGTAAGACTGCAGTAAGCAACTTCTGCGTCTGATTGATCTGAACCATCGTTGCATTTATCCCAGACTATCAATCCGCCCGCCATTGTGTAATCAAAATAATTACATCCCCAGATAATTTGATTCTTTGAAACCCTAAACAGTTGTTTGAAATATTCTTTATCAGGCGTATTGTTGTCCCATCCATAATTCTTGTACCTACCATCAGGAACATAAATGGAACTTCCATTTTTCTGCTTTACATATTTACTACGATTCTTACCGCCGTGTTCTTTGATTCCGTATGGTGGTTCTACAACTGCCACGTCGAAGTAATTATCTGGAAAGTCCGGGAGAAAATTCATGCAGTCACCGCAAATAAATTCTCTTTGCATCAGTGTTCCTCCTGTAATAATTCTTTATTGTCGAAAATGTTTCCAACTGGCATAGCGTATACCATGTCAATCCAATACCCTAAATCTTTTCTAAGGCATTTGTCTTCCGTCCAATCTACATAGAATCCGACATGTTCTGTTTTCTGAGAATCAAAACAATTTTGATAATATCCATATTTGATTGGAGCATAAATTTCTCCGAAATGATATTTGATAATATCATTTTCCCAAATTTTGTTTCCGTTCTTGTCACAAAGTCCCGTGAACTGGCAGAGGGGCTTCTCGCCTACCATTAAAATATCATCAATTTCCATGTATCCGTATTGACTGCAATAATGCGGATTTTCTTCAAAGCTGATAAATAAACCTAAATGTGTTTTAATTGGAATTCCCTCAATCCATTCTCCTGTTTGGATGCTTTTTGCCCTGAAAAGAATTTCTCTCATTCAACTCCACCGCCTTTCACGATTTCAACTGTTTCATTCGTCTGGGTGGTGCTTGTCTTACATAATCACTATGCATACAAGACCAGTCACTCCGAATATGATTCCAAGGGTGAATCCTAATAAGAATGTAATCATGGCTCATCCTCCTTGTATGGTTCTGGAAGCGGCATCCAGGCAATAACTTTATACATCTTTGTTCCTCCATGCCCGTCTGAATATTTATCCCATTCAAGATATCCATATTTCTTTTCGTTCCAATATCCGGCATCTCCAAATTTTAAATAATTCGCAATTCCATAAAGCTTTTCAGGTGTTCCATAGACTTTTTCAAGCGTTACAAGATACTCTTTTTCATCTTCCGGTAATCTCTCACTGACTGGAATCCAGCTGTTTTCTTTCTCGTCCTGTTCTAGATCGTCTTGAAGCTGCTCGATCATATCTTGAATAACTTTGACATATACCCCAGCGTATTTGTAGCAGTCCGAATATTTATCCTTGTACTGCTTTAATCTGTCTTTGATATGGCTCATTCTTCCGCCTCCTCGTAAGTTTCTCTGAATATATCTGGCTTACACGGATAAAATTCACCGTGAACACCACGGATGATGTAATCACCAATGTTTGCAAGATGTTCGCCCTCAAGTGTCTTAATGACCAGACCGCCTGGAACTTTCCAATGGTCGATATAGAAATTCTTACCTTCTGCCGACATGTACTGGTCTGTACACTGATAGTCCGTCAGGAAATCGAACATTTCTCGCTTATTTTTACCAGTCCACTGAAGTGCATCAATTATAACTGGTTTCTTTCTGTACTTCATACTTTCACCTCACTATCCGCTGGCATCTGGAACGTCATTTCTTTTTTGAGCATTTCTCCAAGTTCTCCTGCATGTTCTTTGTTTTCTTCTGTTTTTGGCTTCATACTTAATATCCTACATACTTCTGGAATTACATATTTTGTGTATTCCGAATCTCCATAAGCTTCCTGAATCATATCCAGTACTTTTATGGCTTTTTCTTTGGTGGAATAATGACCAATTGGGCACACACAATCCGTTATATTAAACCCTTGTGCACATTCCCAGAATCGCAGCTCTCGTGTATTGTTAAGACTGATCAATCGGCTTTTATCATGGCTTCCGATTAACATTTTGTGTCCTCCTTATTCGATAAAACTCGTTCCGCACTGACAATGATAACTAATATGTCCGTTATATTTGCTTACGTTCGCTGTTACCTTTCTACCGCATGAAAAGCAAGTTACCTCTTTCGTCAGCGCCTTTTCGTATTCTTCTACTTCTTTATCTTGAATGAATCTCTGACCGCACCAGTGGCACTGCTTAGTGCTATATGGCATTTCTCCACAAATAGGACATTCTGGAATTATTCCGTAACCATCATTTATGATAGGGAGTTTGATTGGTTCTCGCTTTGAATAGATGTTCCAGAGTTCTTTTCTGCGGTTTTCTCCGTCTTGCTCTATTAAAGCCTTGTACTTCTCTTCCTCTTCTTTGTCCCAGTAAATGACACAGGCTTTGTCTTCTGGTGAAATGTCTTTGGTGTACGGCTGTGTCGTGCAATGATAGCCTGTTTCGCCCTTCCTTTTTCTTGACTGACATCTCATGCAGCCACCGCATTTTTTATCCATCAATTCTTCTGGATAAATGCTTGTGCTGGAACGCCTTTCTCTTACTGGCATTCCGTCGTTGAATTTAATTTCACTCATTTTCATCCTCACTTTCCCCATGTAAGCAACTGGCACGCTATTGTGCAGTTGGTACATGATTTTAATACTCAATAAAATCAGATAATTCCATCTGACCAACTACGTTGTTATCTTGCATCCACCATAGATAAACTTCTTCGCCGCAACTCCACTTCGTATCTTTTCCACGTCTCCGGCGTTCCTCAATCATTCTGTCAAAAGCACGTATATAGGCTTGCTTGTATTTTGGGAAATCATACATTTCCTTTTCCCTCTGCTTCTTCGATGCAAGCGGACAGCCTAAGAAACCTAACCTATTATATCCGCATTGGTACAGCTCACATACCTGAATATCTTTTTCACCAATGAACTGCCAGATATTTTGATCTGTCCAGTCAATAATTGGATTAACTACTGTCTTTGCTTTCATCTGGCAATTTTCAAATAATCTTCTAGTACAATCATTATCGGTTATAAGCATTTTCTCATCAGAAACGCCGATACTTTTGCTTGCTGTCTGTCCTAATACTTCAAATGGGCTTCTATTACTTCTCTTGCTACTTTCAGACCATCTAACGCCTGTTGCAATCATTCTGTTAGGATTCCCACCTTCTTTCAGTTCTGAACAGCAATACCGAACAATTCTGGTAGGTGGCATTAGTTTTCTTGGAATAAGATTCCACATTGTAAGACGGTTGCCGTTTTCCTGCACATGATAATCAATCTCGCATTTGATGCCTTTGTCCGTCAATTCAGAAAACGTATTCTTGATATGCCTTACTGTCTGCGGTGCATCAACAGTGGTATGTGAGTTATGTACTTCAAACGGGATTCCAGACATTCTGAATAGTTCAAGAAGCACATCTGAATCCTTTCCGCCGGAATACTCACATACAAGTGGTTTGTTATAATGTTTCAACGAGAGATCAGACGCAAGCCGGATTCTTTCAATTGCTTTTTGTTCTAAATCCATAATATTTACGCTCCAAATCTTCTGACCAATTCTTTTGTTTCTTCTGGAAATCTAATTTTCGTCTTCTCTTCGATTTCCTCCATCATGCTCATAAAGCTTCTCTCTCCGTTATTTGCCATCCTCACATACTCGTTAGCAATATGAACTACATCCAAAAGCCTGTCTGTTGAAAACTTATGTTTCTTGTTCAAGGCCATCATAATTGTTACAGTATTGACTACGGTCGCCCAATTATCGCCAGTATCAAAGCCATCGTTGTAGGCTTGATCCCGCATTTCCTGTAGTTCCTTGTACGATTGCTTCATTGCTCTTCCGAATGCCTGTGACATTTGATTATCGCATTCCAACACCCTATTTTTCTTTGGCGCTTTCATCTTTAATTTGCTTCCCATGTTTCTTCCTTTCGTATATGTATTCCGTTAAACGGTATGCTCTTGATATTCCCGGATGTTCTGTGGCAATCAGAGAATCCATCTCCAATTGCCGCATATGTCTCTGGACGGTACACTTTGTAAGGCCTGTTCCATCCATAATTTTCTCATACGAAGGCATATATCCGTGTTTCTCAAAATATTTGACAAGGAATCTGTAAATATCATTTCTGGAAGATTGTCCCTCATTATATTTCCTCTGACGGTAATTCATACGCAAAACGGCTCTTCTGCCGCAGTATTGCTTTTTTCTGCACGCATTTTATTTAATCTTTCCGCAGCCTTCTCTTTCACTTCATCGGAATATTTTCTTGGCGGATTGATTTTAATGTAGGAATACGGCAAGTGAGCGAAAATAGATCCATCATTATTTCTGGCAAGAATTTTCACATCATCTGGAAATTTCTTTTCTAATTCCTCACATCTGTTCTTCCAGGCACTCCCATTCTTAGCAGTAAGCCCTACATAATCTCTTCCTGGAATCCATTCAATTACGCATTCGTTTGTGTTTTCTGACACAATTATTCTCCTTTCTTGTTATATTCTTCAAAACTTTTACAACTTTCAAATATAGTTCTGTTATTTACCCATCTTTGCAATTTTCTGACTAAATCAGATGGCTTTGTGTTTTGCTTGTTATAAATCATTACATACGGCCAGTATCCTAAATCTTTAAGAAGATATACTCTTTCTAAATCTTGTTCAAAAGTAGTATTAAAATTTGTCAAAACATAAACTGGTAATTTTCTTTTGTCCCATCCCAGTATTTCTTTTAATTCTTTAAATTTAGGAATAATAATATTTTTGTCTTCATAACGATCCCAAGCAAAGTGAACTTGTTTTACTTTTATTTGCTTTAGGTATTCCGCTTTTTCAGCGCCCATAATCCGAATATCGCACCCTTGTGAAAAATCTACCCATGCTTTTGAATTAATTAATTGGCGAGACAAATCTTTCCAGTCTTTACAGGCGAACATATTTGGATCAAGTAAGACAATATTTTTCTGTCCGTCCCAAAACTCATTCAAATCAGCAACCTTTACACTTTTTCTGCCCTCTTTATCTTTAACTATGCAGAAGTCACACCCTCTAGGGCATCCCCGTGTCAAAAATCCATAAGCGGTATTTTTAAACTGCGGATATAACTTGTAATCTGGATAAATATGTTCAATTTCTTCTGACAGTTTTTCACCACCAGAGGGGTAATTGTATCCAGTTCCACCTTTGATAATTTCTTTTCCATTTACAGGATATTGATAGTCTGGCGTAAAAGTGAAAACTTTACTCATAAAAACCTTATCTGGGGGGGCTTGCCAATCAATCAAAGGGTTATACCAGCCCACATCATCACCGTTTTTCTTGTGATATGCTGATATTTTCATCAGTGGAATGTTTGGAAAATTATGCCCATCAACATCAATTAATCTGATTTTTATTTTAATCAACTTCCTTTATTGATTATTTTTTTATCTTTGGAATTTAGCCAGTAGAACTACTGGTGTGTTAGAATCAGTGATAATTTTCTTCATTGAGTAAGTCGTTGAATTTTTCCAACGCCTTAATAGATACTTTGTTATTTACTTTTTCTGGTTTGATTGATACTTTTAAGTGAGTATCAATGATGTGTTTTAGCTCTCTTGCAAGGATTATTTTGCCCTGTTGGATTCCCTGTCTGTATGTCTTGGGCGGTTTATATTGCCCTGTTACTTGCTTTCCAGCTGACTGGCCACCAGCTGTAATGTTGTACATCTGGAAGCCTTTATCTGCAAAAGCCTTGATTGTTTCAATTTCTTTCTGGTCAAGCTCATCCTTTCTACATGTTCTATATGAAAGCTTCCAACCAGTAGGATTACTTTCACTGTAAAACTTATGCTTTTTAAGGCTTAATGCTATGTGATCGTATTCTCTTAAATGGCTCGCACATCTCTCACGAAGTCTAAGCGCTTGTCCCACGTAGCTGCGTCGAATCCCTGCTTCGTCTATCCTATAAAAAGCATATATGCCACTTGTATTTGGTATCGAAGGGCATATTGATTCAATCATTTTTTCTCTCGCATTTTTCATTGCATATATTTTTTTATAATTTACTTTTTGCATTTCTCCTGCCCCTTAACGGTGTGGTTAGTATTTCTTCGATAGACCATCCTAATTCTTTTCTATGATATAAACAGTGTGCGTTTATGCCTATAATTTCAGCCCATTCAAGAACTCTATACTTTTCTCCATTGTATTCCCATATTGCAGATTCAGATAAATTCTTACATCTCTTGCTACAATAAACAGCGTCATTGAAATGTCCACCTCTCTTGGCATTAAAAGGTTTGTTACAAATTGGGCATATTTTTGTATAATCTTTAATAGTTGGGTGATCTTTGTAATAAAGAATTTTACCGCATCTTGGACTGCACGTCTTTTGCCCTTTTCTTTGCTTTAGTTCAAATTGTTTTCCACAAACAGGACATATTAAACACTTGTTTTCTTTTAGTATAGAGTTTCTTTTATTTTGTGCCTGCTCAGCATTTGTAATAAAACGGCAGTTATCTGGTTCATAATTTCCGTTTACGTCTATTCGGTCAATGGTTAAGATATTTATTCCATTACTTGTTTTTTCTTCCTTATATCCATTCTCAATTGCCCATTTGTAAAATAATGTGAAATTATTTTTCCATTCATCACACATTACTATTCCACGCCCGCCGTAATTTTTGTACGATTTACATGTTTTACAATAGCAACGATATTTAATACTCTTCCAAAGTGGGTACAGCCTTCCACAGTTATTAGATAGCCCATGTTTTCTGCTCATATTGCCAATAATTTCTCTATGCAGACATCCACATGACTTCGTTGTTCCTCTTTGTAACCCTGCTTGTCTTACAATAGTTTTATTTCCACAATCACAAATGCATTCCCAGCGCTTTGTTCTAACCCCTTTGTCTGAAATAGTATCTTCTGCTCTTTTTATGACGGTGAGTCTCCCGAATTTCTTGCCTGTCAAATCAATAGTTTTACGCATTAAAAACTCCTTTTTCTGCACACTTCCTCATCACGAAAACTTTTCTATAATTCCTCTAACATCCCCCCCCTTTCAATCTGGTCAATGAGTTTCTTGCATTCATCTTTAACATAGGCAAGTGAACGAATTTTGCAATCTGGATCTTTATTTAATTCTCGCCAGCAATCTCCCATTATTTTAAGCATTTTTTTGAAGTCTGGTTCTTCTCCGAAATACTGTTCTGCTGTCTCAATATCATAACCATCGAAACAATGAGCACAGTCAAATCCAATCCACCATGTATCATCATCGTCACAATCGTGTAGAAATGGTTCTGAATAAGTAACTCCACCATGGCAGTCAAGATAACCTAAATCATCAACAATTTTCTTTGCCAGCTTATGGCTGTTAGGTATTCCAACGTATCCGCACCTGTATGCTCTAGGCATGAACAGGACTACACATTGGTAACCTTTATACTCGAATTTAGTTTCTAAAACTGGTTCCATTTATTTATCACCCCTCCTTAACTAAACGGAAATTCATCTTCCATACCGCCTAAATCCGGCACATCCATGAAACTAGGTTCTGGCGGCGGTACTGGTCGTGTGTCTGTTTCCTGTGCCTGTGGTGACTGGCTTTTTCTTTCTGCAAATTCATGTTCTGAAACAAGGCAATCATTTGAGTAGACTTTTTCGCCATTTTTGTTCGTATAGTTTCCAGTCTTCCATTCTCCACGCACATTTACTTTCGTGCCTTTTTTAAGATATTTCTCTGCGAATTCTGCATTTTTTCCAAGACATACGCAAGCAATAAAGTCTGATTTTCTTTCTGTATTCTTTTTCACTCTTCTCTCGACAGCCAAAATATATCTTGCAATTTTGGTGTCATTTGTTCCCATTCTAATATCTGGGTCAGCAGTTAATCTTCCAGAAAGAATAACAATATTCACAATTTATCACCTCTCAATCTGAATGTCGCACCTGATAAGTGCGTGTTTGATTTTCTTTGTATTTCCTGTTACGCTTTCTTCTTTCCCAATAACAAAGGAAATATCATCTTCTGTTACGTCAAATCCTTTTGTCTTGATGTGCTCAACAAGGATTTCTTTGATTTCATCTGTGCAAATTCCGATTGTTATTTCCAATGGTGTTACCTCCCTGGTTTGTAAGCTGGTGGCATTGGTTGCCATGCAATGACTGGGTAATACGCAAACCCATACGCTTCTACGCTTCCCCATTCGCTGTCTCCTAAATAAGTAAGACTTGTTGGTAAAATAGCCCCCTTAATTGTAACTGTATATTCTTTCCAATCTCCGGGATTTTCTCCTTTGTCTGGTTCCGGCGGTAACTTTAAATCTGTTGGAATCCACATATCCGCAGAGCTGTAGGAACAAATCAGTTCTTCAACTTTCTTGATTGCATCATTCCAGCCTTTGTCGTACTTACATTCCTGTTCGGAAAGTTCTGGCTTTTTCAGCTTGTCAAGTGTTTTTAAGAAGATTTTCATTAATAATCATTCTCCTTTCAATCATTCAGTCGAATTGTTTTCCTTATCATCTTCAACTGCTTTCCAAATACAATCCATAACAGATGCATAATCAAGCAGTATTTCCCTTTCTCTGATGTTTCTTCCATCTTTTTCGTGCCAATCTCCTACAATATAAAGTTCTGCATTTGCGGAAAGAATATCTGTTTTCATATCCCAGTATTTAATATGGATTTCATAAGCTGCGTTTGCAGAAATTGGATTTACATAAATTCCTTTTGTTACTTCTTTCCAATCTTTTAAGTCAATTGATACCATCTATTTCTCCTTTCAAAATGGACATAAGTCCAAATTAACTTCTAACCCGGGTGTTGCGATATGGACGAGTGCATCAGCACCAGACGTTTCTTGTATCTCCCTCAAAATCTGTTCCGGGTCAGCTGCTTCATTACTCAAATGCACCAATGTTACTGTCCGTAATGCTGCCGTATGGTTCGTATTTACTAAGCTTTTGCAAGTATCTAAGGAGCAATGCCCTTTAAGCCTGTGCGTGTAATTTTCAGCTGTTTTGTCAACCAATTCTTTACAATAGTTGCACTCAATAACCAAGTGGTTCAGTCGCATTGCTTTGAAATTGTATCGGCAAAACTCAAAGTCTGTCATGTACAGTAGCTTTCCCATTTCTTCATGTTCCACGATATACCCATAATTGAAACATTGAATAAGTTGCCCTGTGTCCTTATCCCTTGTAGTATGCGGCAAATAGAACGGTATTACAGTGAACGAACCAACCCGAAACGGTCTTTTCTCTGGAACGCCTTTCATTAATTCACCAGTGATGATTTGCAGATGTTCAACGGTTTCATCATTGGTGTAAATCTGAATACCGGCATTCATCAGTTCCCGAAATGATTTGATGTGATCTCCATGCTCATGACTAAGCAATACGCCAGAAACATCACTTGTTCTGTAATCAATAGCTTTTAGAATATCTTTGTATCTGCATCCACAGTCCAGAAGAAGCATTTCTCCGCTATTCGATTTCAGAACATAGCAGTTCCCGTGGGTACTCCCTGTGTTTACTACTCTCATGAACAAATGGCATCACCTCGCTTTCAACCTTCTTCCACATATCGGGCAGTAATTAATTCTGATGAATGCATTTACTGTGTAAAGTCTGTATTCTCCGCCTTTATATCTAATTTCTGTAAAATTAGTGCATTCTCCATCAATTTCTGTGTAAATCAATTCTTCGTTATCGTCTCGTACAGGTCTGCAATACTCGCATTTCACACTTCATCATCCTCCGGGAATCTAAACACAATGTTTGCCGGTTCGAATTTCATATCATCTCCACTTGTAAGAGTTCTTATGATTCCAAACCCTTTGGTTGACACCATTTCTAAGAACTTTTTTTCATCATTTTCCGTAATGTGCATGTTCTGTGAAAAGAATGTTCCTGTATATGTGTTATGTAACATTTTCATGGCTTTCTTGGCTTTTTCTTCTGTAGAATAATGAGCCATGACCGTTCCTTTTTCACCGACAATCGGAATGTATACTCTTATAATATTTCCGGTTCTGCTTAACGATGCAGTTTCATAAGGAACATCAAACTCTCCGTTCTGTGAAACTAATCTCATTCCTACTCACCTCCGAAAAAAAGTTTCTCTCATATCAACGGGCTTGTATTTCTTGTGCATTAAAGCTTTGTTCTTTCTGGCTCCCTGTGGGTCATTGCAGACAAACGATTTGCATATCTCCGGTCTAACAGGGTAGATTGAACATTTCTCTTTTGCCTTATCATCCATCAGAAACGGACAGGTTAAATCCATTAATGAAGCAGTATTGAAATTATGTCTGCATTCCTTGATATGGTGTTTGCGAATATACCACTTGATCTGCTTGATTTCCTTGGATGATATCGGTAGGAAATTTGAGCAACACGAACCGCATTCTGAACATTTCTCATCTACCGTGAAATCATAAAGTCCGCTGTTCATATTGCTTACAATTTCTTTGATTGTTCCAATTACACTGCTACTCATGTCAGTTTTCCTCATTCACTACAATACCGCCATGTATAATAACTCTCTTTCCGTCTGAATCATCAAAATAAACTTCATTTTCAGATTCGGAAACATCGAACTTCCCAGACCAGGACTTGATTTTACCGCCGTTGTAATCGTAAACAGTTACGGTTCGATTCAGACCACCGTCAATATCACTGGATAGTGATTTTAATGATCTGCTACAGGAAGAACAACCACTAAACATTGTGATTGCTATAACCCCTGTGACTAATACTGCTGTCTTAATACATTTATGCTTCATTTTGGCTCTCCTTTTACATTGTAAGTCGGATTATAATGAGTACCACATATGTAATAACATTTAAAAGAATAATTAAATTGGTTCGATTGTATTCATTTTTTCGAATAAAAGTTACTATCCATCCCAAAAGTGATATTAAAAGCAAAATAATAAGCACAATTGTGGAGGTTTCCATCCTACATTTCCTCCTGGCTCATAAATGACGGAATTTCTGTTTCCACTGGCTCTGATTCCGGAACTGGTTCTTTTTCTGTTGTTTTTACGGTTTCGGCTACGGTTGGCTGCTTTGGCTTTTCTTCGATTGTTTCTGGCTGTGGAATGAATGCTTCTGTATTTGCATTCTCACTAATTTCATAAGCAACGTCTTGTTCAATAATATCCTGTTTTGGAATATCCTCTGTATTCTCGTCAGCTTCCTGTACAAAAACATCACCGTGGCTGTTGATGATCTGCTTTAATGCACGATTGATAACTGTTTTCTTTGCCATTTGATCGGTAAACTTCTGGTGTGCTCCATTACCGTTTTCTTTGTACCCATAGCCCTGTAACCAAGATTGTTTGATCTGCTTCATATTCATAACTTCCAGGTGTTTTGTTCCATCTTCCATTTGAACTACCGCATATGCGCCAAGAATTTTATCATTATCAATATTCATAAAGTCCTGTTCATGGGAATCAAGCACCTTGTTTCCATCTTCAATGTGGTATTTGAACTTATCTCCTTGGTAGATGATCTCTGCGTGAATATCTTTCATTCCGTACCTTCTGGCAATCGTTATATTTCCGAAATATGATCTCTGGAACTGACACTGATTTCCGTAAGAAATAAAATATCCTTGCTTTTTCTGCACTGAAAGACCAAGTGTTGCCATGTTCATAAGGCTGTTTGCAATGCTGATCTGGCTACAAGATTCCAGAATCGGCTTATTATTTTTGTCTTTTGTTTCTTTCAGAATCAGATATGCCCCCATGAGCGCATTGCTGAGGTTGTAGTCTTTTGGGAACGAAAGACCGTATTCGCATTTTTTTTCAAGCTGCTTAACCAATCCATCAATGAATGAATTGTTGATTACAATTGCCGCCTGTTGTTCTCCTGCTGTTGCTAACTGTGTTTTTCCTGCCATTTTAATTCTCCTTTTCTTTTTTATATTTGCTAACACGCTGTTGCGTGATTGCATCAGTTTCGTACTTATGTCATTTGATATACCTCTCAACTAATCGAAATAAGTAACCAATTAACAGAGATGTTTCGTACCTGTGCTATTTGATATACATCTCAACCCCCAAATTCCATTTCACAGGTAGCACAGGTTTTGGTGAGTGATTATTTTCCTCACATTCCAGGTGCAAAATCACCTGTGACTTGATTAAGCCAATTATTTTTGATATTATTTAAGCAAATATAGTTTCTTCTATATTTCATATGGAACAGCCAGCCTGTCGCCAAACATTTGCTGGCTGTTTCTTTATTTACAATTCTTTCACCATCAAATCATCATCCGTCACTCTTAGGACAATCATCTGCTGTTCGGTGTTAGGAAGCCTGGTTGTGTTAATTGACTCTGAATTGTCAACAAAAATCGGCAAATTCAAACCGTTCAAAGCCTGTAAGCCTCTAAGCAAATCAATGTCACACAAGATTTTGTCAGAATAATTCAAACCATCGAAGTAATTCACTCCATTACAGATCATCTTGCAAGTTTCCACTGGATTTCCCTCAATCGTGTAATCAAGGAAACTGAATTGGAAATGATGGAAAAATGGATTGATTTTCTCTGCCAGTGCCTTATTCTTCTGAATTGAGAAGTTAAGAACGGTGTCAATGTTCTTTTCAATATCAGCTTGAACCTGTCCAAGGCTTTTCAGTTCTTCATTCAGTTCGGATACTCGTTTTTCTTTCTCTGTGACTGCTGCCTGTGCAATCTTAATGTCTGCATCCACATTAGAAATCTGTTTCATAACATTACTGATCTGCATTCTTAATTCCTGTTTCTTTCCAGAAACATCATCAAATGATTTCAGTTTATCTTCAAGTTCTGCAATTCTCGCTGTAACCGCAAGATATTCTTCATCATTTGTCATATCTACAGATTCTGGAAGCTCCGTAAATTTGGACTGCTCTTCCTCGATCTGCTTAGTAAGTTCAGCAACTTCATCCTGCGCCACACTGATTTCCGATTGTAATTTGTTGATTTCCTCGTTGGTTTTCTTTAATTTTGCAGCGGAAGTATTTCCAAGGTCGCAGACATATTTAAGATTGTTCTGTTTTTCTGATTCAAAGGATTCTTTTACTTTCAACTGTGCTTCAATTCTGAACTTCTTCTTTTCTTCAAAGGAGGCTTTCAATTCGGAAATCTGTTCTTCTGGCAGTTCCTGTCCACAGGTCGGGCAAATAGTTTCTGAATCATTGAATGTTTCGGCTTCAATAGCTTTCAGCCCAGAATCATCCCACTCCATTTCCTTGATTCTCGGATAGTCCTGTCTGGCTCTATCCAAGTCAGCTTTTTCCTGTTGTCCTGCTCTTATGTGGTTATCCAGTTCCATTCCAATAATACGAATGCTTGATTCCTTTTCTGATTTTTTTAACCTAAGTTCGGAAACTGTATCAGAAATGAATTTTTGCCTGGCCCTTAACCATTCATTCGCCTTGCTAACAAGTCCATCCCTGGAGGATTTCAGCCCTCGGATTTCATATGAAAGGCTGTCATAGCCTTTTGCTGAATCTTCAAGAATCTGTTCCTGTTCTTCCAGTTTGGAAAGGTCCGCATTAAGCTCCTGTTTTTTGGATTCCAGGGAAGAAGTATCTTCTGCTTCAACAGTCCGATTGGTTTCATATGCAATCTCCGTGTTTTTGGCATCCACCTTTTTCTTCTGTGCATTCAGTTCCTTTCGGAGCTTCTTCAAGGTATCCTCTACGGAATGCCCCTTTGTGATTTCTTCCACATGAGCGTACTGTGGATTCTCTTCCATAAACTGAGCAATATCGAAACCAGACATTTTTTCCAGTACCTTTCTGGATTCTGCGGTTGACTTCTGTAATGTATCCAGAAATGGTTTTGGATTACTGCACATCAGAAGCGTTGAAGATTCTGTTATTGACTGGATGAACTCGGTATAATCCTTTGATTTAGCTGGGAATCCGTCAATTTCATAAGAAGTTTCATTTCCATAGAACACCTCTTCGGACTGTCCTTTTGGTTTTCTCCACTTTTGCTTTGTGATTTTGCGGATCACTTTTTCTTTCCCATTAATCGCAAGTGTAAGCTCTCTTACAACATCAACCTTTGGCACTTCCACGCCATTTTCTTTTCTACGAATAGAAGTCGGTTCTGTACCATTCGCCATCTTTCCTGTCAGAACGTCCAAATATGCGTCCTGCAATGTGGATTTTCCTTCTCTGTTTCTGCCAGAAATCTCTGTTCTTGGAAACAAATCTACAGACTTACTCGGAAACTTCTTGTAATTCTCCAAGTAAATTTTTTTTACTTCCACTTTCATGCTCGATTATCCTCCCTATTGATACCTCATATGCAGTTCTAAGCTCTACTTCATCACCAGATAATTTTTTATGATAAATCCGGCTCTGGATTCTTCCGATTATTTTTACGAAATCTCCAACCTTGAAATCAGCAGCTTCTCTGGCTTCATTCCACCATGCGATACATGGGATATAATCTGTTCTTTGCAAGTCATATTCGTTGCAGGCAATCATCAAATCACAGATTTCTTTTCCTATTGGTGTTTTGCGGTAAATAGGCGATTTGCAAAGATAACCTTCCAGAATGATTTTGTTTTCATCTTCTACGCTTCCATCTCCATCCAATAATGTTTCTGCTTTAACTTCCAATATTAAATGTGATTTTCCATTTTCCTTTTTATTGTATGAAGTGTATTTTCCCTCAATATAGATGTGTTCTCCAATTTTCCAGTTTTCTGCCATTCTTTCTGGTATTGCTACTGGAAGTAAATCTACGTTTCCACTGGTACGCTTTGCACCAATATAGAATCTTACAAACTTTTCTCCGTCCTTGAAAAATGTTCCCGGCTGAATGTCCATTATTACGCCAGATATCTGAACTTCATTTTTATTGTTCTTCATCCTCCAATTTCTCCATTTCTTTTACGGAAATCTCATATACACTTTCCGTTTCTTCCACATTAACATAAACATCACGGCTCATTAACCTGCCAGTTACTTTAATGTAATCATTCCTTTTAACGTCTACCGCCAGATCAGCACCTTTTCCCCATAAAGTGCAGCGAGTAAAGTCGGCTCTTTCTGAAAAATCTCTTGGAATTGCCACAAAAAGGTTCAAAACTTTCCTGTGCGTTACTGGTGTAAGTTTTGCATATGGCTCTTTTGTGCAACTTCTGGCAATAAACTCTACTTCGTTTATATCACCATCTGGAACCTGTTCATCCAGGATTTCCACCTCGTCAGCTGCGATATAATTAGCATTGTGGTGCTTATTTGGATTTTTAGAAGTGTCCATGCTTCTGATTGCCCCTGTTACAACAACTTCTTTTCCGTTATAATCATTGTCACGTACAATGGAATCTTCGATAACAATTGGGAACATATCTACTGCACCGCTTTTACGAATGACTGTCAGCATGAATTTGTAATAGTATCTTCCGTAATGTTCGTGGCTGAACACTATTTCCCCGGCTCTACCGGATAATCTTACTTTATTTAATCTTTGCATTTACTTTTCCTCCGTTCCTAATATAATAGGAAGAAACACTATTGAGAATAAGACTGCTGATACGAAGAACACCCCGATAACATCAAATGATGTAAGCATCCATGTAATTGAGAAGATTACTGTAAACATCCATATTCCTACAAATATTTCTCCTATTGTCTTTACCACCTCTTTCATTTTGTCCTCACTTTCTTCTGGATGTGGTTACTGCAAGTGCAGTTGCCAGAATAGCGATAATTACATTTCTTGCCATCAGCTTTTCTTCCAGATCAGCAATGATTTCACTGGAAAGTGGCTGATTTTCGCCATTTTTTTGCATAAAAAGTCCTCCTGTTATATTTTTGTTTGTCAAATACAGGAGGTTGTGTTATAATAATCCTGTATTTAACTAACTCATTCTTAGTTAGATACCGTCCTGGTTGGTGTGACCGCACCTTCCAGGGCAACTTAATCTACTTCTACAAATTTTCCGTCTTTCAACATATAGAAAGTATCTTCTTTAATGTTTTCTCCATCTACTTTTGCTGATTTAATATCTACAATATGATATTCATTATTAATTTCTTTCCACTCAGTCAGAACAATAAAACATCCGATTTTTCCCTTAGCTTTTGATTTAATTCCTGTAGCTAACGCAATGCTTTCTTTTCCTTCGACAATTGCCGCTGACTTATTTCCGGTATTGGTTGCCGCTGACTGATATCCGGTATTGGTTGCCGCTGACTGATCTCCGGTATTGGTTGCTGCTGACCGATATCCGGTATTGGTTGCCGCTGAATAATCTCCGGTATTGGTTGCCGCTGACTGATATCCGGTATTGGTTGCCGCTGACTGATCTCCGGTATTGGTTGCTGCTGACCGATATCCGGTATTGGTTGCTGCTGACTGATATCCGGTATTGGTTGCCGCTGACTTATATCCGGTATTGGTTGCCGCTGAATAATCTCCGGTATTGGTTGCCGCTGACCGATATCCGGTATTGGTTGCCGCTGAATAATCTCCGGTATTGGTTGCCGCTGAC